TTTTATTAGAATTCCAAGCAGCTGCTTTATCTTCTCTAAACTTTTGTTCAGCCTCTGTTTCATCTCTAATTACGCCGTTTACACTAATTTTTGCCATTTTAATTCCTTACTCCGTATAGAACAAATCTACCGTTTATTGTACTTCCACCTGCTGTGTCATCACATCTTAAAGCTCTGTAATCACCTGCTGTATAATATCTACAGGAAAAAATATTCATTTCTTCATCATTACTATAATTTTGGAATGTTCTATGACCAAAACATGATGGCTCGGAACTAGCTCTGTTTAAACCAATAATATCTGCAACTAATGTTTGAGGTCCTCCGTCATCATTTGTTGTCCATGTAATAAAACTAGAACCATTATCAATAGCAGATAAAGTAGGTGTGCCAGATAAACCAACACCTCTCATATACATCATTTGATAACCAGATGTTATGTAAGTTGATGTATCTGTACCAATATTCCATTCAAGGTTATTACTTGTTCCTGTGGCACTTGCATGGTCTTGATATAATCTATACATTGTAAATTTTCTACTACTATCTAATGTTGCTAAATCAAAAGTAACAGCTGCTACATTGGTCACCGTTTGGTCTGATAATTTTACCAAACTACCTAAACCTAAATGTGTTGTACAATTATTTGCTAATTGTTGTGTTATTGTTCCCATATTAATATCCCATATGTCTTATTGTTATTTCTGCTCCATCGGCCGGTGCCACCGTGAAAGTTAATGTTGTACCTGACATGACATAATCGTCTGTAGGTGTCATACAAATACCATTTACAAAAACCAACATGCCGTCAACACCATAACCGTAAGTTACTCCAGTAAATGATTTACCAGAGTTTGCACCAGCAAGATTACCTGTAAATTTTTGTGTGTGAGTTGCAAGTCTATTAACTTTACCACCTAAGCAGTTTACTTTATGACCCATGTAAGAATGAGCAGTACATTGATATGATAATGTTCTAGGTGTTTGAGAGTTTACATCAAGTCTAGTATAAGCGCCTGCTTGACCTGGTGTTCCTACCACCGTTACACCTGTTGACCATTCTCTATTCTTATCAATGTCCCAATAAAATTTTAATGGGTGTGTTGCATTTGAAGCGTCTGATTGGTCAAACTTATAAAATCCTGGTGCTAAAATTAATTCTGGTGCTTGTACACCATCTAAAAGATAACCGTTATTTGAACCTGTATTATATTTAAAGTGTGTAGTATCTTTTGTAGCAACCGTTACGGTAATAACTCTATCAACCTGTGCTGTTGAACGAAAACCATTATATGCAATATCTGTAATGTGATTATTTTGTGCGTCTAAAAATCCGCCAAGTTGAGGCGTTGTATCAGAAACAACATCACCACCTGTAACCGTAATTGTTTTTGTTGAGCCTGTACCTGAAGCTGTTACGGCAGAACCAACAAAGTTTAATGTAGTAGCGGCTGTTGATAATGCTGAACCTTCTTCTTGTATCGTTAGAGAAGAACCACCACCAGCTGAACCTGCATTAAATCTAGCCTGTGCTGAATTCCAAACTAAAGTATCACCATTTGAAATACCTGAAATATTAACATTCGGGTGTCTTTCAACTCCGTCATTCTCTGTTAAAATATTAATCCAACCAGCTGCGTCTGCAACATAAGGTTTATCACCTGTAGTATCGTAAGCAAACATACCTTCGTAAGATGTTTCACTAGGAAAGGCAGCTGTTCCTGCAAAATTAAATCTTGCTTTTGAACCTGCACCTGTTAAGTCTATTGTTCCTGTTCCTGATACACTAGAAGCACCTGTCAAACTAAAGTTAGAAGCTGAGGCTGCTGTTGCACCTAAACTAACTGAAGTTGCACCTAGAGTAACTGCTGAATTTGCTAAGTTAGCATTTGTTATGCCAGCAGAACCGGATAAATTAGTGTTTGTTAAGTTAGAAACTGCAATCGTTACCGTATCTCCTGAAACGGTTGATGTTGCACCACCTGAACCAATAATTTTTAAAGTTTCACCTAAATTAATATCTGTAGATGTTGATGAGGTATCAACAAGTGTAAATTTAGGATTTACTAAAGCTGAATTCGGTATATTTGTTAGTGTGTTTGTTGAACCTGATATTGATTTATTTGTTAGTGAAACTGAATTTGTAAGTGTGGCAAAATCATCATCTGTTAATGCTGTATTAAATTCTGCTGTTGTACCTGTCAGAGTATTAGAACCTAATGCCATTGATTTGTTTGACATTGTTACCGTACCTGAAGAGGTCATAATAGTATTATCAGTAGCAATAGTTAATTCATCACCTGATAATGTAGCGTCTATACCAGAACCACCTGTAATCTTTAATGTTTCTCCTAAATCAATTTGAGAAACGGTAGAAGTTGAATCTGATAATTTTATAAAACCTGATAAGTTAGTACCGTCACCAACAGCACTATACAACTCATCAAAGTTTGCATTAATTTTAGTACCACCACCACGCAGGTTATCACCTGTTCCGTCATTTGGATTAGTACCTAGATTGATTGTTAGTTTTGCCATATTTTTGTTCTCTTACACTATTTATAAACTTTATTAAGCGATTGTGTCATCAAAAGTTTTGTTTGTATTATCAAATTTAATTAATGTGTTACTGAATAGGTCAGCGTTGAAAGCAAGCTCTGATGGAAACGCAAAATTCATTTTCATCAACCTACCAATTTCACTAGAAGTCAATAGAAATATAGGGTTTGTACCATCTAAACTTGTTCTAGTACCAAAGATTTTCAATTCATTCAATCTTTGAATAGTAATACCTGAACCTGTATTACTTGTACCAAATATTGTATTTGCGTGTTTATCTAATTGAGCATATCTAGGTCCTACATAAGCATGACTTGAATTAACTCTTACTGGTACACCATTTCTATCCACAATCGTTCTTCTAATTCTACCTTGAATATCATACTCTATACCTGGTCTGAATAAAGTTAAATCTCTTGTATTTGAAGCAAAGTGGTCAACCGTATCTGTATTAGAATCTATTTGACCTGCTTCGTGTGGTTTAGGTCTTAAACTTGTTCCGTCATCAACGGTTCCTAATCTTCTACCAAATATAGTAGAGAATAATGTATTGACAAGACCCATAGCGCCTTTATCTGAAGCACCTGAAACTCTACCAATAACAGGTGTTCTAGTTTTAGCACTTAATCTTGTAGTTACTTCAACTTGACCAGTAAAATAAAAACCTGTAGTGTGCATTGTCTTTTTAAATGCGTCCCGCCATAAATCAATAGATTGACCAACTTTTAACACATAAGAAAAATCTTGATAGTATAAACTATCTTGTATTCTCATTGTAGTTTCTGATAACTTACCTCTTTCTGAAATGTAAACACCATCTGTAGGTACAACTGAAGCGACTTGAACGGTTACAGCAGGAATATCAACCTTTGCAATTTTAGCTGTTGCGCCGTTATCAAAAGTTAAACTATCGCCTATACTAAAACCACCTGATACATCTGTTGTTTTTAAAAATGACCTTGTAGTATCCCAGGATTTAATTGTTGAAACTTTTGGACTTGTTATTTGACCACTAGCAGGTATTGTACCTGTAATGTCCCTTAATATCATGTTGTTACCAAATTTTAAAGTAGGAGGTGTCGGACTTAATTCATAAGATTTACCATGTTCAATTGTTGCAACATTTAAAACTCTACCAATATCACTACCATATGCTCTTAATATTGCATTTGCACCACCTGAAGATGTAATAGTTACCGTAGGTAAAGTTTCATAACCTAAACCACCACTAATTAAAAATATATCTGTAATATCTCCTACACCTGTAGCAGACTCTTGTACAATTACATTACCCTCGTATTTGTCACCAATGCCTGTTTCATCTTCTAAAAGTATTCTATCTTCATTATCAGCGTCATCTTCTCTTAAAAAACCACCATTAACAATTTTAATAAATGCGTCAGCACCTTGACCTAGTGTTCCTGTATTATCAAAATTTATTGTATCACCAATGGCATAACCTGAACCAACATCATCTACAACTAATTCTGTAATTGGTCCTGAACCTATTTCACTAATTTGAAATAAAGCACCCTCACCACCACCAACAACTCTTATAGTATCTGTAGTAGAAAATAAAGCACCATCATTTGTAATAGTTTTATCTCCAGGAATACCAGAAATATCAGCCTTTACAAAATAGTCGTCTGTGTCTGAAGCAGTACCTTGTATTTCTTCGCCTACTAGAAAAGTACCTTGAATACTTAAACCACCTAATACTAATTCTGTAACTTCATCTGTACCGATTTGAAACTTTTGTAGGTTTTCAATAACAGCAGTTGCATTAGAATTTTTACCTGTTATTGTTCTACCAATTAATGTGGCAGGGTCACCAACTTTTGCGATTACTCTTAATATCTTTTGTGAATCAAATTGACCATCTGAAGCTTTTAAAATTTGTTCTCTAGGATAAAATGTTTCTGAAGTTTCATTAAATAGTAATCTAAAAAATAATTCATGTCCTCTTTGTGTACCTTTTGAACGGTAAAAAGATTTAATATTTTTAATTAATTGTCTTTTATCAACCTCACCATTTAAACTTTCAGGAAGAGTTGTTAAAAACTCATCTCTCATTTGAGTTAAGAAGTAAGAAACAACTTTATCAGGATCCCTAAAGTTTACTAGGTCAATAATATTGTTTACAGGATTAGGAGTATAACCATCAAGTGAAGCTGTTGCGTTTGATGTTTGACCTACAATTAATTCGCCACTAATAAATTTATCTTGAGCAGATATTATTAAACGGCCGTTAGCTAAGTCTTCAACTAAAATTACTGCTTCTGCATTTGAAGTTTGACCTTTAACGGTTTCACCTCTAGTAAATTTACCAAATTCAGATTCTTCAAATAATATTTTATCACCACCGTCTAGTGTTGTTCTAGCTGTGTCTATTCTCGTTGCGTTTAATACTAGATTGTTTGCTTGACCTGTTTCAGTTTCTAATAATATACCAACCGTAGTTTGTACGGAAGTAACTTTAATTTCTGCTGATTCTAATAACTGATAATATACCTTTAAGAACTCGGCAAATTTTGGGTGGTCTGCAACTACATATTCTGGTAATTGCTGATTGAGAATGGTTGATAGTTTTTCATTAAACTTTGCCATTTGTCATTAGTAACTTGATGTAGTTGAATAACCGATACCTGCCTCTGAAGAACCTCCGACAAAAGTATCTGCTGTTACATTTATTGAAGAATTAGAAATATCTATTTCAACAATTTGGTCTCTAACAGGAATAATGTCGTTTGAAGCTGGTGTTACGGTTAATTCGATTACGGTTGAAGCTGCTCCTCTGATATTTGAAATTGAAGATATTGCTAAAGAACTTAAAGTTATAGAGCCGGTATCATAATCAATTGTTCCTTGAGTTGCATTAGCGTATGTTTTAACTCCTGAAACAAGATAGTATCTTCTAACATTTCCTTGACCATCATCATCTAAAAAATGTTCATTAATTGTATCTCCGGCAATCTTAAATCCTGTAGAACTTAAAATACCACCACCTGCTGAATTATGTCCAGAATGTGGATTATATAATGCATTTCTAAAATAAATGCTGTATGCGTTTGATGAACCTAAAGTTGGTGTAAAATCTTTTCTCATCTTGACGGTAGTTATGTTTGATAAAATACTAGGGTCAGTATCATCAATAATACCTGTTAGTTTTGAATATCTGAATATTGAATCAAATTGTTGCAATGTATTTGTATTATAATTTGAAATAGAATTTATAATATCTGATTTAATAGTATCAGCTGTTTTAGTTGTTGATTTAGCGTCAAACTTAATTGCTGATGTAATTAAAATAGAAGTTGTTTCGGGGTCAACTATATCTGGTTTTACTGAACCAACATTATAAGGTGCTAACTGCGTTACAATATCATTTTTTGTTGTTTGTGTTAATACTGAACCTGATTTAGGTTTGATTGCAATTTTAACAATACCATATCTTGGTGTTTCATCATCTTCACCACCCCAAGCACTTACTGATTGAGCATTTGGATATAAACTTTTTACAAGTGTTTCGTAATCAGTTGCCGTAACTGCTCTATCTTGAGCTGCATAATTTAATGGTGCATTAAATCTAATTGACTCATTTGTTTCTGGCTCTGTACCACCTGAAGAGGCAGAGTTTACCGTAATTGCAACATCTGAAAAACCACCAATAGAACCTTGTAATGTAAAATTTCTTGCGCCGTTAGAAACGGTTTTATTTGTTACAATATATTCTAAAATTACAATATTGCCATCTTGTGGTTTAACACCTGTAACTCCATCACCAAAGTAAACTTCAAACTTACCATCTGAACCTTCTTGTAAGAAATAAACTTTACTTGTATTATTTACGCCATTATAACCAACAGCTGTTGTGTAAGATGATGTTGTTGTGTCTGTCGCACTATTTTGAAGTGAAACTTGTAAAGTTGAAATATCTGCATTAGCACTAGGTATTACAAATTTTTGGTCAACATCTGTACTATCAACCGTATATTTAAAAGTAACTAAAGTACCCTCGTAAATATCTAAATTAGATAATTTGTATATACCATCTGTAGGTGTAATCGTGTTAATTTGATTTGTAACATACTCGTAAGTAATACCACTTACGGTTGTTGAGAAAACGGTTCCTTTATTCATTGTAAGTACGGTACCTGAAGCATTGTTTATTGTAACATCAATATTTGCTTTAGGCGCTCTACAAGAAGCAGGAGTATAACCTATCATTTTAGCCAATGACACAATATTATTTCTTATGTCAGCACTATCAAGATACAACTCGTTAGTTGTCATGTTTGCTAAGTATGATAGATAATGTGTGTTGTAAGATAACACATCTAATAAAACTGAAAATCCAGAACCTTCAAAATCATAATCTTGAAATTGTGTTTGATTTTGTAAAAATGTTTTTAAGTTATCTTTTATTAAATCAAAATCTAATTCTGAAACTGATAGTTTATTACTTGCCATATTATCTTAACCTTTTTAAGAATGTACTAACTATTTGTGGTCCTGGAAAACCTTGTACATAAAAATAAATATCTACAACTAATCTATTACCGTCCATATCATCATCAACTTTAATATCATATAACTCAACTCTTGGCTCATAGTTTTGTAAAACTTCAGCAATCTTATCTTTTAGAAAAACTGCTGTCATAGGTGTAAAGTTTTCAAATAATAACTCTCTTACACCACAACCTAATTCAGGATTAAAAGGTCTTTCGTAATAATTAGTTTGTACTAAATTTTTTACTGCTCTTTTAATGGCAGTAATGTCTTCTACAACATTTACATCATTAGTAACCGTATTTCGGCTGAAGTCTAGGTCTAAATCTCTAAACTTTCTTGAATTTCTTTTACTTGTACTAGTGTTTTGTGAATCGTAAATGCTCATAGTGCTAATATTTATAAGACTTTTCTAACCGTTTGCAAAAACATTACCAGAACCACTTGTCATAGCACCTGCGTCTGCACTATCACCAATTCTACCGACTTTTATACCAACAACATAAACATTTGGCGAACCAGCATTTACATTTGCTACATGGTCAGGACAAGGTGGGTTAGGAGGATTAGGATGAGCTACCGTAGGGTCACCAATTCTTGCAACTAAAATATTGTTTGCAAAAACCGTGCTTTGACCCGGCGTATCTAAAGTAGTCGTTCCTACACACGCATGTCCTGTTGATAAACTATCACCTTTTCTACTAACGGCTGGCATGTTTAGCTTTTAACGCCTCTCTTCTTCTTTCTTTGACTAACTCTTGTTTTATTCTTCTACCGATTGGTATGAATATACTATGGCACATTTCTTTGCCTTTTTTACTGATATATTCAACACTTATCATCTTATCTTTAAAATTACCTTGTACAG